TCCCAACTCTATTGAGCAGGACGCATTGAAAGGTCTTCTGTCTAGCGCTGATGGCTATATTGAATCGGTTAAGAATTCGACAAAATCAAATTTAATTGAACGTCTTGATGGTTTGACCAAAGAAGCTAGTCTTCTGGGCCAAAGGGTGTCTGAATCGGCAGTTCAAGCTGCTATCACGGAGGAAATGCACAAGGCTAGATTTAAACTTTTAGCCATTGTGGAATCTGAGGCTACCAAGCTGAGAAATATTGGCACCTTAATGAGTATAACTCGAATGGCAGCTAGTGTTGGTGACAGTGACCCAACCGTTTTCTTCATCGTCGTTAAGGATAATTCTGTTTGCAAGGAGTGTCTTAGACTCCATTTGATGCCTGACGGTACTACGCCTAGGCTTTACAAGTTTAGTGAACTTAAGCAGGGCTACCATAAACGCGGTGAGAATATGCCTTCGGCATTCGGATTGCATCCTCATTGTCGTTGTACCTTGAGCTATCTAACTCGTGGATTTACATTTGATAAGAACGGCAAACTCGATTACGAATCTGATGGATTCGATCTCTACTCACAACAAAGAAAATAGCCACTGGTTTAACGATACGGTTTTCAGCCAGATTTATCCCGCAGGCTTCTAGCGATCTCAGATCTAGGGGGCTACCATTTACCCTTCTATGCCCAGATCTATAAGATTACTCTTATTCGTCGTCCAAGTCAATGGGTTTCTCAGATAGCATATATTCGTCTTTAACCATGCCCATTTCCTGCATAGCTTGAAAGCAGGCTTTCCAGGTCTCAATGAACAGGGCATTTTCCATACCAGCCGACTCGTGGCCAGTAATAATGGAAGCAAAATCTCTAGCTGCTTTATTTAACGCAGTGGGTAAAATACCGTCAGGACAGTCAGTTTTGTAGGGTACAATTTTATTCGCCATTTGTGGTATCCCAGAGTAAGGAACTTTTAAGGTGTCTACGTATCGTATCGGTAGTGTCGTATTCTAGCTGAAGAGTATCAATTTCTTTAAAATTTCCCCATTTGATCGCTTTCTGAATCTTTTCAGACAAGACCAACAAACGACCGTCCAGTGAAGACATCATTTGTCTTTGACATGCCCACCATCCTTCGCTGGGTTTTGTAAGCTTGTCTTTTTTCACACATCTCCTGGTACATACCCACATTGGGGGACCATCGCCTAAATCAACCAACTCACAATTGTCGCATTTAACTCTAGGCAAGGGCTATTCTTCTCCGCTAGACACTTTTCCTGTTACTGTAGTAAATCTGGTAGCCTTATTCATACGCAGGTTGAGATCCATACCCTTGAAGGTCTGTAAACGAACGAATACGTGAGTAGGTGTTATGGTTACTCCTACTACTTTGAGTGGAATGTCTTCCATTCTAGAAGACGACATGTTCCGACCAGCATTTTTGGAATAATTGTCGTTTGGATGAACGAATGTAACGCCTACACGCAAAACGTGCATCAGGAATTGATTGGTAGGATGAGTTTTCACGAAATCTGTAGCTAATGATTCAACTACTTCAGGAGTTGGAGCTTGTACTGCTACCGTGCGGCTTTGGTAAAGCTTTTGAAGACGAGCAGACGCCCTTTTAGGTAACGGATTTTGAAAATGTAAAAACTTGATCATTTGTAGTTCCTTATAGGGTTGTCTTGATGGTAACAGATGCGGTAGCCAATTTCAAGGCCTTTTCTAGTTCTTCGGATGCAGCACATTCATAAACATATATTTGATTTTGTTTTAGCGCTCCAGCGTCTTCCTCTACTATTACTTTATCTCCGATTTTTAAGTCGTTATCATATTTGTCTTTCATTTTCTTTCTTCTTGTTTTATGGGCTCTTAGTTATTTTATCAATCGCAATTTTGGCTTTGAGGGTTCACTCATAATACGTTTGAATTTCTCAACGTAGGTTTCTCCAGGTCTATTCGGCTCTTCTCGTATTCTTTGGAGACGCCTCAAGGTATCCTGCGAATCTTCGCTGACTTTCAGCATGTTCCCTCGCTTCTCGGGCGCTTAGTTATCGCGGGTTACTTCAGTTCAGTTTTGTTCACAAACGCAGGTAACACTTCCACCATTGATAGATGATACGCAGATAGGCTTTTCTTTATAAAGACTATTGCATAACGATTTACAGGCTTGAAAGTATTCTGGAAACACTTCTTTGGAATCGTCGTTTTTAGGACAAGTTGTAAAGCTGTCTGAGACCTGATTTAGGCCTATTAAAAGGCCATCCTTGTGGCCCATTCGATAGAATCCCCAAAAGCCGATCCAGACGGTGATAATGCCCAAGGCAATAAGAAAACGGTTCATTTTTACTCCAATCTAAAATCAACTACTTAGCCCTAAAGCTTTTGTATATAAGGCCTAGTTCAAACTTCTCTTAGGACCATAAAATTCGAGCCCAAATACTCTAAAACCAGTCTGAACTGTCATAAAATGCCAATTGTAGTGTTTCCACGTCCACCATAGCCATGGTCCAAGTGCTTTGTTGGTTATGTATTTTCTAGGAATGTAGGTCATATAGTTCCTTTATTCGTAGTCTCTGATGGCAATACCCACTGGGAATCTAGGGACACATTCTTTACCTGTAAGTCCTTGATATTTAACTGTGAGACGCTTACCATGCCATAGACTGTGGTCCCTAAAGTAATCAGCCAGTTTTCCCGTGTCCCCTGACATTTTTGCAAGGAAAGTTTTTCCATCTTTTGTTTTGCAAATAAACGCTCCCACGTGGCCAGCAAGCTTTCCTCGTCCTTCGTCAATTCCGGTAATTTCGAATTCGGCATCATCAAATTCCTTAACTTTCTGTAGGTCGTATGAACGTTTGCTTACATATTTGGCTGACATATTTCGTAGCATTGCGCCTTCGTAGCCCATTTCACGGTACTTATCGAATAATTCCGCTACCTTATCTTCTTCCTTTACAATGCGCGTCTGCACTTTCTTGATTGAAAAGAATTCAAAGCTTGCAAACAATCGTTCGATTAAAGAAACACGCTCATCGTTAGTTCCATCGTTTATCAAATCGTATACATGGTATTGAACGTCCATGTAATTATCGCCAGGTACTTCTTTTCGTACTTGAGAAACGATATGCTCAAAATTGGACTTAAAATCGTGGTTATACAGTTCGCCATCCAATACGATGTCCCGTGTCTCAAACGCTGCCTCAAGCTCTTGTATGATGTGCGGACACGAAGTTATGGGTTTTCTAGTGCGCGACCAAAGAGTACATGCGCCATCTTTGATTATAGCTATACACCTAATACCGTCCAATTTAGGCTGGATGTATGCAGGATATTTTATCTTATGGCCTTGATCTGTAAATTTATGGGCCAGCATGGGCTCAATACCGCCAGTGATTATGGCGTCTAGTTTGTCACCTTGAGCGTCTTTGATGGACTCTACGTATCCGCCCTTTTTCTTCTTTTCCCAGCTGCCTTTGGCTTCTTTCTCAGCTTGTTGTAGCGGAGTAGTAGCATTCTTCTTTCCGGAGTTTTTCCCTTCAGAAATAGTGTCAGAAGTTTTTTGTATTGCTCCACCAACCTGACCGTGTAGTGTCATAATGAATGCGGTGCCGTTAGAATTTGGACCAGCGGTAATTTCCCATTGCTGAATGGCACCAGTCGAAGTCTTCTTGTAAAGAACTGGAAATTTCATGTTTTACTCTCTTTCAAATATGCCACAGCGTTCAATAAAATATCGTTTGACTCTTTAGCATGTCCCAGTAACGTATTACAGTTTTGACACAGAAGACCTCTAACTTTTCCAGTAACATGGCAATGGTCTATGTGTAATTTTTTACCCTCATTGCATATCTTACATTTATTTCTTTGTTCTGTCAACATAGAATCGTACTGTTCCTTAGTAATGCCATATGCTTTAAATCTGTCTTTCCTTTTAACACTATAGGATGCAGGTCTTTCTCTTTTCTCTATCTCGTATCGTTTTGAGTAACTTTTTCTATTTTCTATGGTATTACGATAATTCGTACTAGATCTTATCTGAGCACATTTTTTGCAGCTGTACATAAGTCCATCGGCAGCCCTGTGATTTTTCCAGAATTCTGTTATTGGCAATAGGAGTTTACATTTGACGCAAGTTTTCATGTGTATTTTGGACACCAAGGGCTATGCGTGGTATTTTTTCCATGTGTTTTTTCCGCACCGCACTCACAAGGCCCAGAAACCGTATCAAGTTGAAACATCTGTGCCAAATCGGGAACTGGAAATAGTATGCCAAACATATTGACAAGTAGAGCAGATTCTCTAGTCTCACCGAACATAAGTACTTGATCTACTAGGCCATCTGGGTCTTTATCCCAAGATACCCATTCCCAATACTTCTTATCGTATTGCACTACATGAGGAAAATCGCTAAGATCTTTGTCCCACATAACGGTATGCTGTTTGTCGCCTAAAATTAACGATAATTTCATTTCTTTCCGTAGATTTGATCTATCCTTTCTTTGAGGAACTGACCGGCAGTATAGCCAGGAGCCAACAACACGTTACTTCTAGGGTGAATAAATAACGGCATACTGATGCGATCCGTATTGTCGTCAGAGGGATTCACAACGCGATGCGTGGTCGATTTATACAAACCTTTGCTGGCCAACTTTAGCATATCGCCAACATTCACTACGATAGAGTTTTCTTCATGCGGGACGGCGTGCCATTTACCTTGATTGTCTTGCACTTCAAGTCCTGGTGCGCTGGCAGCTACCAACAAAGTGATGTGATTGATGTCTTCATGGGCAGCAGCACGTACCGCACCTTCCTGATGATCAGCTTTTGCTAGTGCGGGATAATAAAGTGCTCTAAAAAGAGTCTTTGAGCTACCTTCGCAGTCGCTTCGGTAGTTACTACCCGTAGCTTTATCGATAACTGCTAGTATTTTCATACCTAGGTCTTCCAACTGGAAGAATAGCGTTGCGGTTACGTCTTCCAGTGCTTCTGGGATTTCTTCTGTAGGCTTATAGTGAAAGAATTCTTTGATATCTGCAACTTTAGCGCCAACGGCGGTTTCTGTGCCCATGCCCTTGTAGCCCATATTTGAGTCGTTGCCGTTAATGAACAGGTTCTTATATACTTGTTCTCTTTTGAAGAATTTACGCCATTCTTGTTGATTTTTCTTGATCAACTCGAAATCTACGCCATGGTGCGTCAATACCGCAAAACCAGTGTTAACTAGTGATTTTAACAAGACTTCTTGGAAATTTTCACTTTGTAAATCGCAAATAGCTACTTTCATGGCACGCTCCAGTAATCTTACTGTAGTACATGTATCACTAAAACGCAAGAGGAAAGCATGGGCGCTATACTAGAACTTTTAAAGCAATATTTACCGCAGATTATATCCCTTCTTAAACAGCAGGCTCCTAAGGTCATGGAAAAGCCTGAGATTCCTCAAATTAAGCCTGAAGTCAAGGTCGTTTCGTTCACGTTGACCAGAAAGCAGTTTCGTGAAGACGGAATTTTTAGCGAACTTAGTGACAGTAACGGTAAAATAGTGGCTCAAATACTGGAACACGCATATTTACAGCACGACAGTAGCTATGCGCCAAAAGTTCCGTTAGGAACCTATAAATGTGTGCGTGGTCCTCATAGGTTACATGGCATGACGGAAGACTTTATTACGTTTGAAGTTACCGGAGTGCCAAATTGCGTGGGTATCCTTTATCATTGGGGTAATTGGGAATCTGCGTCAGAAGGATGCCTCTTAATGGGAGCCACGATTGCTCAGAGTCCTCAGGGACAAATGATTACTAGCAGCAGAGACACTTGGGGCAAATTCATGGCTTCTCTTGAAGGCGTTAATGAGTTCGATCTTACCGTAGTCTAATTAAATTCTGGATTGGCGCACGATATAATAATTTCGTCCGCCTCTTGTTCTGACATTTCCTTAGTTCCAACTCCAAAGAACTTACCACAATATGCGCCAGCCTCTTCTAGAGCCTTCCATCTGTCCGGAGCTTTCATCGTAGCTTTAAGTTGACGACCGTCCTTGAGGTTGAACGTAAATTTGTACTCTCCAGCCCAGCAATTAGTCGAAATAAGCAACAAAAGTAAATATTTCATATTATCCTCTTGCCATTAGTATGCCACAGAAAATCAACAAAATGCCAGAAGTTTGTAACATGGTCAATCTAGCGCCAAAGATCATAACTGGTATTAGTAAATAGGTCACTTGCATTAGAGTGTCCCAATATAGGCCAACTACAACTAGGCGGGTTGAATCTGGAACCGCCTTAGCAAGCAATGCCCAGGCGAGAGTGGACACGGCGGTGACAGCAGTCCACATAAGAAAATAGTATGGGCTACCCTTTAGGGTTGGCATATATGACAATGCCGATCCTGCGATAAACGACAGAAATCCCATCAAAAATAAGTAAAACACAAATCCCTTCAAAAAAATGTAGCGAAACCCTGCTCACTTTCCCAAAATACTACGTACTCGTATTTCAGCGCATGAGTGTCTGTGGCTTTCAAGCATCGTCAGGTTCCAAACTTTTAATCAGCCTCCGTGCCGCACTATCTCCATTACGAGTTACAGTGTGATCGGCTCCCTGTCTTTACGGAGTCGGACATACGCATGTCCGTCGCTACAAATCAAAAATCATAAATTACAAATTCAGAATCAGTAGCTTTCAGGATAGCCTTGGTTTTGGGCCAGGGAACCCTGAAGAGACCGGCATTGAATTTACACGCATGGAGCGGTTTCCCATCCACATTCTGTCTAATCAAATCTGCCACAGCAGTCTCGGTAGCTTTTAATATCTTAGCAGGAGGATCTACGAATTGTCCATAGCTTTTTGACGTGAACAGACAGCCAATAACGTAGTCGCCAGCTGGAATAAGAAGGCACGTACCAATTAGAGACGCACCTTTCTCTTGACAAACTTGAGCATAGATATCACGAGCTTTGGGGAACTTATGAGCGAAGGCCTTGGCTATTCCAGAACCCCACACGCCTTTGGTATTGCACGCATGGATGATTATGGAGCCCTTAGGGGCATCAAACAGATTACCCTTTATTGTCGTTACTTTAGCCAATGTGTACCCACCTTCCGTCTAAGTACATAGAAGCATATTCTACCACTATTCTTGCATTCTTTCTGCCTGATTGTCCCATCGCCTCTGGTCTCCATTTATATCCCAGTTCGTCAAAAAGAGCTTTTATTATGCCTCCTTTATCGCTCAATATCCAAAGTTTACCATGGGATGTTTTGCTAAGAGTTCTATGTTCGCCTACATAATAGTCTAAAATTTCTTGAACATTATCCTGTTTTCTTAAAAATTCTATTATGCGAGATTTTAAAAATGGTTTTGACAACTTCTTTTCGTTTGTTTTTATGCCTAACATTTTTACCATGGAAAGCATATGGACAGATGAAAGACGCCTTTTTATCTCTCCTCCGTACCCCTTTATTACTGCGCCTCCCAGTAAATTATTTCTTCCGTAGGAAAAATTTCCGGATTCAAAAAACGATGTCAATTCGAGAGTGGTCGGTGGATCGTAGTTGTGTTTTGTAAGTTTTGCCCTGCGGTTCAATCCTGTAATTCTTGCTGCGCAATAAGCACACCGCTTACCGGCGTATGCTTTGGCTATAGGTTTTATCTGTCCACAGTCTTCGCATTTTCTCAGAATTATTCTTTCCGACGCGTTACTGAGATCCTTTGGCCAGTAACCAAATTTCTTAAATGTCTCTCGCTCAAGAATCATAACACTTTCCTCAACAATCTTTCCGTTTCCGTAAGAGTCAAGATATAGTACCCAGTATTTGTGGGTCGCATATTTTTATCTATTGCGTGGCCGTCATATTTCTCAAAACTGCCTCCACAAATGACGAATATAGGTTCGTTAACATCTTTATTGTTTGTTTTATCGTAAAACTTACCATAATAATTGGTATCCTCAAAAAACTGATGCGTATGTCCAACGAAAAAGGTGGTAGATTCTTTGTCCACCAGTTGCATCCTCTCAAGACATTTTTGAGAGTTTAACCCTATTCCATGAGAGCTACATATGCTCCATTTTTTCTTTCCAATGTAAATGTGACACCTATCCATTCCTGTTTTCAATACCGGCACCTTTAATATCCTACAGTATTCGTCGAAAAGAGGATTAGCCGCCTTGTCCACCTGACGAAGTTCGTGGTTTCCGTGTCTGATCCATAATACTTTGTTTCCCAATTTTTCCAGTAGCCTATTGAAAAATTTAACCTGTTCTTCGTTTGTCATGCTCTGTTCGTTCCTCGCATTATGGTGGCCGCTAGGAGTGAAATCGAGCTGGTCTCCATTAAAAAAACAATAGGCATTTGGATTGTTTTGAACCTCTATAATGGCTTTTAGAAATTTAGGTTTATCGAAAGACCTATGTCCGATATGAACGTCTGTAAAGCAATGAACATCTATTGGTTTAGAAAATTTAAACTCAACGTTGGACCAGTCGCTGTAGTTTATTTTGCTATCTGGGACAGACTCGAAAAGTTCGTTAATTTCCTTGATATGATCTAATTCGTTTCTGACGTTCATGGTCTTTTTCATATAATTCCTACTTACGGTTTAAGTCCAAGACTTTTTAAAAACTCATCATCGCTAAGATCCCATACGTTTTTCTTTACAGCATCATCAGAGTTGGCCACCGCCGATTTAAGAGTCTTGGGTTTTCTAGGCCTTTCGCCTTCCCTTACGAGTCGCAGGTGCCTCTTTTTGGCCATATCAAAACGGTCCTCTGATAAATTTTTTAAGATCTTTTTCGTGTTTGGTTTCTGGTATCCAGAGCGTTACCTTGAGCATTTCTGATTCAAACAGGGCCAGCCATTCCTTCTTGGTGTATCCCTGAGGATAAAAACTTAGCCTGTAGCCGTCTTTCCTAGCAAATTCACGATCCTTGGCCATGCCAATCTTGTCGCCGTTGGCGAACTCTATAATATGACCACTAGCAATGAAGGTAACGCCGTCGTGAGAAGAAAAATATCTGAAGTTACTCTTGCTTTCTGGCTTATTTGGATCAAATTGAAGATTAGGACTGCTATGTACTCCATCCTCATAAAATATGAGTCCCATACATTCCATGCCAGTTTCAAAATAAGTCTGTAGCGTTCCAGTTTTCTTTTTGAAAGAACTATCTGGCTTAAATTGAATAAGAGGCTTGGGCCTGTTGCTTTTTGGGCTAATTTCAGTCAATTGGTGCCAATACAACGTAGATTTGTTGGCACTAATCCATGAGGCGGCTTCTTTCTTGGTAAAGAAAAGCTTATAATGATAAAAGGAATCGCCTGGCTTCTTTAAGGTATATGAAAGTTGGTATTTTTCCTTCTTCATAACTAAAGACTACCAGGCTTTTGGAATTAATTCAACTTATTTTCTAGACCCATTTTCTTAGCTTCCCTGGATTCAAGTTCCAAATCTAGTTTATTAAGCGTTTTCACTAACTTACGAATTTCTTTCTGGGCATTCACTATGCTCACGGTTATTCCTGCGACTTCGTGCGTTGCGTCACAATGTAGCTCGAAGAGTTCGTCTTCGGTCATTTGACTAAAATCTTGGTTTTTATTCGGTATCCTTTGGTTGGTTGTTTTGGGACACCTTTAAATATCTAATAGCAGATTCTAAAAGCTCTATACTGTCCTGGAAATTTCCTAATCCCAGATTACAGTTAGAACACAGCAAACCCCTGATCGCATCAGTGCAATGATCGTGGTCTACCGATAATGTTTTGTGTTTTCGTTGTTCTTCGCCGATGCAAATTGCACACAGGCCATTTTGCCCAACCAGCATGTGTTCGTAGTCTTCAATGGTTATGCCAAAGGTTCGCTTCAGCTCCCAGTCTCTATGTCTACGTTTATTTGAGTGATATTGATTTTTGGATTTTTGTCGAACATTCTCGTTGTTTTTAGAATGCTCACGATTATAGGCGTTTATGCAAGAACGACAATAGAAAGTAAATCCGTCTTTTTGGCTCTTGTCTTTGCCGAATGCTGAAATTTCTAGGTCTGAGTTACACCAGTTACAGTGCTTGGTCTTCATACGATTCTCTTTATGTAAAATGTTTATAATGCCTTGCGGCTATTTTAAACACTCATAAATATTCGTATGAGAGTTTTTAGGAGGAAAAGTGCGCTATCAAATCGGCACTTGTTCCTATAACTAGAAGATTACCACTATTCAAAAACAACGTCAAGAAAATCCTCCAGGGTACTAGCAGTGACTAGCTGCATTTTCCCCTGGATTAAGTGGAACTCTGACGCAGTGCAGTCGAGCACCTATCGCAACCACGCGAATTATGTAAGTGAAGGATCGGGCGAACAATGTATAAAAAGCAATCCCTAAATAACGCCCCGCATAAATTCTCTACAATACCAATAATATAACAAACGCGCCTTGGGAGACGCTATATTGGGAGAATGACAAAACAGGTTTGACTCTAATGGGTATTTGAGTCAGCCATGTAGTAATGCCCTTTCACTTCACTCGACTCCAGCCCTATAACAGGATTGCTACTACAGCAATCCAGCGGACTGAAGCAACTTAACGGTATCAGCTGGAAGCGTAACTTTCGCTCCCAGATTCTTTTGGGACAATTCGTCTTCTGTTTCTTCAAGTTGTCGTTTCAATGACAGTTCGTGTGCTTTAAAACCAGCTACGTCGTGTGCGCTAGTTACTGGCAATGGAAATGTAACTGACGCTTCGCCATATGCTCTGC